TGTTCCAACTGCTGTTCCAACAGCGCCATTTATTTATGTCAGTGTTCCACCAACAGATACTAGTTTACATACTGCGAATATATCGTGGTCCCCAAACAATCCCAATGAAATGGTTAGTAATTACATTATAGAAAGACAAGTTCCGGGTGGAACTTGGACACAATTTAATGGAAATTCTGATGGACCTATTTTCAATGTTGGTCCAGTAGATTCTGGTGCAATTGCTACATGGGCTTATGACGCCAATTATGGCAGCTATTATACTATTTCTTATAGAGTTGCAGCAGTAAACACAAAAGGTTCTAGTCAGTGGAGTAATACCGGTATAGCAATTTTTCCATAAAATGTTATTCATACGACCCCTGGGTATAATCGGAAAACTTCTACTCGCTACACTTCGTTTACGTTTCCCTCCATCATAATAATAAATATCATCATCAAAAAAAAAATTGATTTATATTTTATTGTAAAATATATATCAAATACTTATCTAAAATTAAATTTAAATCAAAAACTTCGAATCGCCTCGCTTCAGTCATTCGTTTTCCTACTATGTTAGCTATTTCAGGAGCCTTTTCAGAATTTTCCTATAAATTGAATGAATGTATGACAAATAAGTCCACATATAAATGTGTCATTCATGCAGAATTGAGCAATCATACTGCTGTCAATGTAACCTTGTACAAACATCAATCTTTAGCACACCTACATAATATTTTAGCAGAAGCACTAAATCCATCTATTAAACCATTAATAAATAGTAACATAGAATTAACCCATATGACATCTACATTGTCCATTAATACTCCGTCGAGTTCGTCTACGGAGTATAATCAGAAAACTTCGGCTTGCAAGCAAGCCTCCGTTTTCCTCCACATGGATAATTATGAGTCTTGCGATTATATTCCCAATCACTCACCTCCGGCTCGCAGCAAAAATGTAGAAATTTATGATATATTTGTATATAATGGAAAAGAGGTAAAACAAATCGTCTCTATTCCCAATGATGAAAATACCACGTTATTGGAGTTTATGATGGACAACCCAAAGCACATTCAAAGTGTGTTTTCATTGACTGCAATGACAAAAGCGTATAAAATATATATTATTGATAGAACATATGCAAAAGGGGTCAAAAAATGTGACATTATAATGTAATAGTGTAATAGTGTAATACTCCGTATAAATGTGTAATATGTATATAGAAAAAGAAATACAAATTTCTTTTTTTGTATATAATTATAAATTTATATATATAATGAAGGAAAACTTATTTATATATATTATTATTGGTTTCATACTTTTAGTCTGTTTAAAAGTATATTTTGAATCCGATTCATATAATTTAAAATGCATCATATCTACAAAAGATGGGAATAGATATTGTGTAAGAGAGAGAGAAAAAATGGAAGAAGCTGCGGATTTATTAGCCAATGTAGCCAATAAATGTAAAGAATTGGTAAAATATATGCACGATAAATATCCAAATGATGAAAGGGTAATAAGATTAGTCACCGGATTTAACCCTAAAAAAATATGTGAAACCTTACCTACTAGCGAGCTTACTGCGTATAGTGAGAATAAAGGAGAGAAAATAGCATTTTGTTTGAATAAAACAAAAAATAGTACAACCCTTATTGATTTAAATACGTTGACATTTGTGGCCATACATGAAACCAGTCACATTATGACCAAGTCTATCGGTCACAAACAAGAGTTTTGGCAAAATTTCAAGTTTTTGCTTGAAAATGCAAAAGATGCAGGAATATATAATCCGGTAGATTATAAAAAGAATCCCGAAAGTTATTGCGGAATGACTATTACAGACAACCCCATTTATGATTTATGATTTACGAACAATATGTAGAAAATGGTTGTTGTTGAGACATACAATGAATATTTCCACCACCTAATAATATTTCTCTAGCATATACTCCCACCACTTTTCTAGTAGGAAAAACTTCAGATAATATCCTTATAGCCTCTTTGTCAGTAGAACAATTAAATGTTGGAACTATTATTACTTTGTTAGTAATAATTAAATTAACATGAGATGCATCTAATCTATCTCCTACTTTACGAACATAAGAACCATCTACACGTGGTAAATGGTCCACTTCATTTTGTGTATATGATGTAATTGTGGGATGCGGAATTTTATAAATAGAAAATGGTTTTCCATTAGCATCTGTTGAATTTTCTAATACGTCTAATGCAGCTAATGAACGTTTTTCTTGTTCTTTATCAACGCAATCAGCAGTCCCACAGCCTTTGGGCCACGTTAAAAGAACTTTGCTAACTCCTGCAAATACACACATATTATCAACGTGTCCATCTGTATCCGTATCTGCTGCGACGCCATAAGGGAGCCATATTATTTTAGATACATTTAAATAGTTACACAATACATCTTCAATTTGTTTTCTACTCATATTTTTATTTCTATTTTTATTTAATAAACATTCCTCTGTTGTTATAAGTGTGCCTTTACCATCCACACTATATGACCCCCCCTCACATACAAAATTAAATTTTTCGTAAAAAGGTATAGATAGCATATTACTTATTTTTAATGCTACTAAAGCATCATCATCGTGTATAATTTCCTTAGGTTTCCCCCATCCATTAAATTTCCATCCAAGTCCTCTTAAATAAATTTGATTTCCTATATGTTTTATTAAAAATGTGGGTGCAATATCTCTTAACCAATTATCATTGCTAATAAGTTCAATTACAAAAATATTTTTATCGTTTTTAAACAAGTTATAAGCACCTTTCCAAGTAGAAGGATGAGCAATTATATTAACGCGTTGATATTTGCTAATATAGCGAGCGACCTTTTCAATGGCTAATTGTGCTTTTTTAATATGAAACGTACCCAAGTTACTAGGCCATCCTAGCCAGGTGGCGCTTTGCGTATCAAATTCTCCTTGCATATAAAACCCATCCTTTTTTGGAATAGTACCAGAATGTAAAGATAAAGGACGTATCTTTTTGGTTTTATTCATATGTATATATATTTGCATCGAAAATAAAAATGGAGCACTGAATTTTATTATAATATTCGCTTATTATAATAAAGAAATGTGTTATAGTGCTACCACTTCTGCTACCGCTTTTGCAATATCAGTATTGTGTAGTACGTATTTAATATATTCCGGTAATAAAACACACAATAATGTAGACATTTTTGCTGGCATAGTGACTATTATGATAGGACTTATTCAACTAGTAGAATTTGTATTATGGAAAAATCAAGATTGTAATTGGATAAATAAATATGCATCAATGTCTATACCAGTCGTTTTATATCTACAAGTTATTGTGTTTCATATAGCCAATAAATATCTATATAATGCAAAAAACCCCATATATGATAAGATATTCCTCATTATGAATATATTGTCTGCTATTTATATTATTTGTCTACTTGTTTGGTTAAGCGATCAAAAATTGTGTTCTAGACCATCGGTAAGTTCATGTAGATTAGTTTGGGCTCCATTTGAAAAACTATCAAATTATAAATATGGTTCTTATAATGTTGGATGGGTATTGCTTTTATTAGGGTTTTTATTTTACATTCAATTTGGTATAACATTGAACGGGTATGAGAATTTACCTTATTCGCAAAAATCGTTTTCATTTCATAAATATAATTATCCAATCAGAAATATATGGCCATCCATTACACTTATAGCTGCGTTAGTATATGCTATTGTTACAGATGGTAAAAAAATGGCTGACATTTTTGGCTCTATGTGGTGTTTTTTATCTGTTTCATATGGGATAGTTTCTATCATGCATATATAATTTTTTAGAATTACGTTTCGTACGTCTTTTATTTTTATTTTTATTCTTGCTCTTTTTATTTTTTTTACTTTTTACATGCCTCCTATTTTTAGACTTGTTTGTATATTTACCACCCCATTTTGGTAGTATGTATTTGAAGGGGGGCGATGAAAATTTCCGTAAATAAGGTTCATGAGACCGAGGCATACGAAGAGTCTGATTGGTACATGAATAATCTAATAAATTTATCTTACTATTCGTTCCAATTATATCCTTAATTGCTTTTACCAGTGTACTCATTCTAATAGCATTTATATACTTACGATCCGCTGAAATAGTAACATCCCACAATAATGTTATCTGTGCTAATTCATCCCGCTGTTGTTGTAACATTACATTTCTTTCTTCATTTGTGATGGATTTGTTTTGTTCAACCATCTCAATCTTTGTAGGATCTACTATTCTACTAGGAATAGGTGTAGATAAATCAAATAATTTTGCAGGGAATGGTTTATTAAATGGTGACATATTAGCAAATGTGGTAAAATCCTTAATATTGAATAAATTTAAATTGCTAGGTGGACCACCAGCTAATGGATATATTAATTTAAATTGATTATCTGATATTTTCTTATGAATAGAAATTAAAAACACGCCTATTATTGGTGGTATAATACATTCCATCATTTTATAAAACAACCCAGATGCGGGTGCTTCTCTACCAAGCATTTTATCAATCGGTATATTATCAAAAATTCTGCATACATTTTTAGAGTTCATATTAGTCATACTCTGTATTTTATGTTGATATACTGGTCTAATATTATTAGAATATCGTTCAATAATATCCGCGGTGGGGACATCTAAATCCATTTGAAATAAATCATTTAAATTTTGTAAAAATGTGTTTTCATCATCTAATGAATGATGTGATTCTTGGACATCTCCAGCTAAACTAAACAACCGCACATTTTTTAAAATGTCTTGCTTTTCTGGCGATAAATTTGCTTCTATTATGGATCCATGTGTAATAATTGCGAATGTCGGAATAATTGAATCAACCTCATCACAATCCATAAATATTTATTTATATATATAAACAAATATTTTATTGATAAAGGTGGAAAATATATAAAATAATACCGCGAGTATATATATGTCAAACTCAAACATTATTCCAATATATAAAGTGAATCATGTTATTAATAATAATGTAATTGACACCATTTATGTATTTTATGGAATAAATATTGATATTGATAACCCTCAAGAATTGTTTGACAGAGATCCTGGAAATGAAGCATTTAGTAATGTATTTAATAAGGAAGAATTTAAAACCATCCAGGATAAATCAAACAATATCAAGGTTCGGTTTTCAAAACAACAGATACATTATGATGATAATATTGGTACGATAAAACAAAAAATCATGCGTGAATTTTCAAATGCTTTTTCATTAGAAGAGATTTATTTATTTTGTTTAAAAGAAGAGTTGTTGCATTCTGAAAGTGTATTTCAAACGTTGACACAAAATGGTAAATTAAAATTAACAAGAGCATGCCTAGACAATTTTTTACTTAATATTAAAAAGGATGAAAATGGTAATACTATCACTTTAACTCCTCCTGAAACAGATAAAGATACATACGATTATGATGATATCTTAGCTTTAAATATTGATAATAAAAAGTTTGCTATGTCAAAAGTATTAGGTCAAAAAATCTTTATCATTTCAAATGAATACCCCTTTGTATCGAACCCGTATAATATAGATGAATATGATCGATTTATTGAACGTGCTTCTACAAAATCATTAACGACATTGAATAGTAATCTATTGTTAAATACCGGAGAAATAATAGAAAATAATATTTATTTATGTTTGGCTAAAAATGTTCTAGAAACAGCCAATGCAAAAAAACTATCAGAAACCTATATCATAAAGTTGTATTATCCCACATTATTTAGAAAATTCAATATAAATTCTTTATCTGAGCTTGATACCCAGAGAGAACATTTAATAGAAGCCAATAATAAAATATTTAATGAATCTGTAGCAGAAACATATAAAAGTGTGGATCTGTTCTACGACATATACAAATACAGAGATGAATCAAAGAATCTGAAATATAAAAATAGCGGGATTAAATCTATTAAAATTGCCATGCATCCTCTATATAAAATAAAGATTCCGTTGGACGTCATTTTTAAACTGGTTCATGCAACGGAAATTAGTCCATTGATTAAATTTAATCCATCCGTTAGACAAGAAAATGTGTATAGGTTATATACAGATAAATTGGCTATTGATGGTAGAAAAATTCCCCTGTTATCTAAGGCGAAAATATTTAAATTAATGCGTGATATTGGGAAATCAAAATCAGTGGCAGTTTATATTCATCATGAGATGAATGGGATAACTTATTCTCTCGTGTGTGAGTTTGAAGAAAATGGAAATATTATGATCAATTGTGATTTCGGAAAAATAATTGATATCACTGACATTACTGAATTATTTAAAGGTGCGGTTAATCCAATTATAAATGAGATTAAAAATTACTTAGAACAGAGTGGATATAAGATTCATTTGTTCGAAAGTCTTTTTGATGAACATGTAGAGATTAAACTATTGAATTATCAAGCTATCATTGCTATAGATAAATTATTTAATGTGGATGACAATGTTGCGGGGTGTTTAACTAGTGCATTTGTTATAGAATCTAAAAAACTGCAAACCGCTAAGGGTATAGAGATGCGTTTTAAGCGCGTTTCTAATTTTAATAAGAGGACGAGTCAAGAGGCTTTTATTATTGAAAAACAAAAGCAGGGTCTTAGAGGCAAGGATGAGTTTATTGAAGCTCTTATGGAAAATTATAAAATGAGCGCGGCAGAAGCGAGAGAATTAATCGAAAAAATGGCAAATGAACTACAAGTAGAAAGAGGGGTGAAAGGCAATGACATAGAGATTAAGATTAATCCTGGATTTAAAACAACTATTAAATTAAATAATATATTGAATCAAATAACCAATGTGATAACCATTGATGTAGAAAATATTGATGATATTAATTATTTAAATACGATACCTGTTTATTTAGATTCATTTATTCGACTAACACAGGATAAAACGAGTACACGAATTCCAGTAAATTATATTCATGCATTGTGCTCTACTGGAGAAAAAGAAGATATTGTTATGGAGGACATTACTTCATCTTCTGAAGAATCTTTTCCTGATTCAGATATACCTGTTATAATTGGTGATAATGATATAGAATATCAATCTATTAATCAGCGTGAAAAGCAGCCATTAAATGAGGAAGAGGAAGAAGATAAATTTCAAAATGTATTGGATTTATTTGGATACAATGATGAGGATGATGAAGAGGAAGATGAAGATGAAGAGAGTAGCTCTGGAGGGAAAAAAGGTGGACAAACTAGTACAACATCATCCACTCCGCAGTCAGCATCATCCGCTAGCGCTCCTGATTCTGGGTCTGTGACTACGCCGCAGGCTCCGTCACATCCCCTAACTTCTAGTCTGAAAGAAGGAGACGTACTTGGATCTGATGAGTTTCAATCTGAAAAATCTCTTTCTGATTTTAATGAAGAAAGTCCTAGTCCGGTTCCTAGTCCCGCAATAATTGAAGTTGTAGAACCTGTAGAACCCGTAGAACCTGTAGAACCTGTAGAACCTATAGGGGTTGCGCCTGAATTTGATGAAAAAATAGTATTAGAATCATCTCCAGTGCATATAAGTATACCTGTACAAAAGAAAAAAGGAAAGAAGTCAGCAAATGTGCAAAAAAAAGAGGTGAAAAATGAAGCAATGAATGAAAATGTAAGAAATATAGATGGTATGCCTTTAAAAAACAACTCTAATCCATTTGTTAATAGAATAGAAGAACATGACCCGACTGCATTAGTTATGCAGAGTCCTGATGGTAAATTTTTATCATACTCGCGAATGTGCTCCTCTAGTGCTAGACAACAACCAGTATTATTAACAGATGAAGAATTAGAAAAAATTAAAAAGGATAAACCAGATTTTTTACAAGAAGGAGATATTATCAAATATGGATCTACTCCAGACAAACAATTTAATTATATATGTCCCAGATATTGGTGTTTAACTACACAAACCCCGCTCACTGATGATGACATTGCTGCGGGTAAATGTGGTGGAAAAGATAGCATTATTCCTCGTAGTGCAACTTCTGTCCCAAAAGGAAAACACATATTTGAATTTTTTGATCCATCTCAACATGGAACAAAGGACAAATATATAAAACACTATCCCAGTTTTGTAAAAAATACTTGTTTCCCATGTTGTTATAAAAACTGGGACACACAAGGACAACTATCTAGACGTGCTATTTGTTCCGGAAAAAAAGAGGATGAAAAGGGTAACCCTATACAAGAAAAGGAACCACCTAAAAAAATAACTGAAAAGGATGATTATGTTAAGGGTCCTGATAAATTTCCATTAGAAATAGATAGATGGGGATATTTACCTATGAGTATTCAAAAATTTTTACATGAGTTAAATTCATCGTGTCAAATTAGCAAAACAAACACGAATATTAAATTATCTCACACGTGTTTATTGAGACATGGTGTAGAAATTAATAGCAAACAATCTTTTATAGCGTGCATATCTGATGCCATATTTTATGGTAAAATGGAGAAAAATGCCGCCGGTAAAAATATTCCTATTGAAATACCTAACATTGATAAAATGAAACAAATTATAATCGACTCAATAAATGTAGACAACTTTATTACTTTTCAAAATGGAAATCTGGTTGATAGCTTTACAAAGGATACCATAAATAAAGATATAAATGCTATAAATAATGTTGATATTAGCGATTATTCCAGTGGAAAATTGGCATCCACTTTGTATTCAAAAATTGCACCAGGTGATGATAACACTTTAGTCTTTTTTAAAAAAATAGTAGCCGCATTTGCCAATTTTAAAAGTTATATGAAGGATAACACTGAAATAATAGACTATACCTATTTATGGGACATTATATGTAAACCCAACCCAAATTTATTTCCACAAGGTGTAAATTTAGTCATTCTAGAAATACCCGATAATGATACCACATCTAATGTAGAATTATTATGTCCAACAAACCATTATGCAAGCGAATTTTATGAGGCTAGAAAACAGACATTAATAATATTAAAACATGGACTATTCTATGAACCAATATATGCGTATCGTACGGATGAAAAAACAACAAATGTAAAAAAAACCTTTTCGGAATATGATCCACAATTGTCAAAAACCATGCGCGCTGTATTTAAAAAGGTAATTAAACCAATTATTCATAATACATGCATTCCATTGGCCAGTATGCCAAATAAATATAAGCTTTTTAAACAACCAATATTATTGTATAATTTAATACACGCCTTGAATAAAATAAATTATAGTGTAATAACTCAAGTAGTGAATTTTCAAGGTAAAGTCATTGGGATTGTAGCGAAAAATCCATTTAATCAAACCGGATTTATCCCATGCTACCCATCTTCCATAAATGAAACTATGAAGTATGTTTTTATGAACGCTGATAATTTGTTTGATACATACGCAAACACTATAGCCTTTTTGAAAACGCTATACAAAGATAGCAATGAAACGATTCCATGTAATCCCATATATCAAATAGTTGAAGACGAACACATAGTGGGGTTATTAACACAAACAAACCAATTTATTCAGCTAACCAATTTTATTTTATTATCGAGTCCCGAAAGAAATACGACTATTAAAGTATTGAATAACAATAATTATTTGATTGCGGATGAAGAGATATCAAGCTCATATAAGGTGGATGAAGAACGCGTTGATTATATTAAACGAATAAAACTGGAGACACACTTTTTCAATGTTTTTAGAAATACTATTCGTATATTATTAAATAAATATGAAAATATAAAATTGCGGGAGCAAAT